GAATCCACCGCCTACTTCCCCAGCCCCTTCCACTCCGGCAAGGTTCATTCTGCTTCCAGGGTGGCTTTTTGGTTAAGCCGTGGCTACACCGGAAAGTACAGGGTTTTTGCTCGCCCAGAGTGCGAAAAGTTTTGTTGTAATCCTAAACATTTACACATTCGGGAGATTAAGGATCTAGCTGAACCCGCTAGTATGGGGGAAATAAAGCTGACCCATGGAAACATCTTCGAGTCCTATCGAAAAAATCTGTCAGAAAAACAGTCAAGTCCTCCCAACCAATTACCATCTTCCTGAGCGGTCATATTATGGTTGTGTGAAGCTCGGAAGTGACAACCACTACACGCCTTTCTACGATACGTTTGAAGAAGCACTCCTTGAGCTGCGTTGCCTGGAAAAGCGACTCAGCTATGAGACGGTCGAAACCATTGAAATGGAAGGGTATTATCCTCAGCGGGCAATCCTGATCGAGGAAAAATACCAAGCATCTGGTCGCACCAATGGGCTGTATTCTGGTCTAACTACTGTAAACTAATAAAAAGTTAAAGGGCAGCGAGGCGGCAACCTCCTGCCCACGGCAACCAAGCACCTGGTCACATGAAAATCTTACCACTTCCTCCGTTGGAGTTTCTGGAGGAGTACTTCAAAGTCGACAAAACCTCACCAAGTGGTTTGAGGTGGAAAAAATTGCAGGCTCCCTGCCAGAAAAAACCCGGAGATGTGGCCGGTGGACACTCTCATAAAGGGTACTGGAAGGTCTCAATAACATACAAAGGCGTCAAATATTCATTGAGAACTCATAGGATTGTTGTATTTTTAAAGACAAAAATAGACCCAGGACAAAATCAAGTAGATCATATTATCGGCAAGTCCGATAATACAGAAGTGCGCACAGCAACCCCATCTCAAAATGGTGCAAACTCAAAAAAATGGAATAAAAAGACGAGCAGCATCTACAAAGGAGTGTATTGGAATACGGGATGCAATAAGTGGTTGGTCAAAATTGGCGTCAACCGAAAGCGGATACATTTAGGGGTATTTGCATGCGAAAAAGAAGCCGCAAAAGCCTACAACAGGGCCGCGATTAAGTATTTTGGCGAGTTTGCTAGACTTAACAATATTGAAGACTAAGCAGGCTTGACGTGGCAAGATTCTTAACTACAATTCCATCAAACCTGGGATACTACAATCTTGGTACCGTTGAAAGCTACCCTGTTGGCGGTACAGGGCCTACAGCCTATGGCGCAACTTCATACTTTGGAAGTGATCCGCTGCCTGCAACTCCTGGAGATAGCGTTAATAACCCTATCGATCTGGGGGATTTTTCAAGTGTATTCAAATCGATCACGATAAGCAATACTCACGGTGGTTTATCTCGCCGTCAAAGTACGTTTTATCGGATCAAATTAACTCGCCCCAGGTCCATCCAATTTGTACAAAATTTTAGCCAGTTTGCATATACCGAAAACACAAATCGCAACACCTTATTAGCTTTTTACAGGGTTGAAGAAGGTACCAAGCGGGTTGAGTTGCCGATTAACGACAGTGGGTACGTGTTTAGTTCCACTGGAGTCGATGACGACGAATATGAGACAACAAACGGCGATTACCCCAGCACCAAATTAGATCCAGGGAACTACATGTTCCTAATCACCAACGATATCCGTTATTTAGAAACAACCTACTCCATCACCGTCGGCGTCTCAATTACCGACTGGCGATTTGTTGCAGAAACAGTTGAAGATTCCCTGGATTTCGACCTTGTGACGGAAGGCGTAGAGGAGGTTATCGATTTCGGCTCCCTTGCAGCCTAATAAGTTAGCTGCTAACCTATTGATACCGTTTAAATAACCATGAAAGTCATCACCCTACAGCAATTGATGGATGATTTTGACAACATCATGGATGACGTTGGAGACAACAAACAGTATTACCGAATTCAATCTGATCAGGGTGATTGCATCCTGATGCCTCACGATGAATTTGATGTTCTACGTGATACCTACCAGGAATGGGTAGAGGAACCACAAATCGACCCCTTTCCTCTCCCGGTTGAATACGTCGGAGACGCCGAACCGGAGCCGCTTCAGTAATTTATTTTCTGGAGCGTATCAGCTCACATTGGTAATGGTCCGCTGAGCCCAAGACGGAGTTTCATCAATCGTCGGAGTCGGTCTTTCACCGATTTTCTTAAGGGCTTCAGCGTATTCTTTTTGTGCTTCGCTCAGTTGCTGCTCAGCAGCTTTTTTCAGCGGCTCAAACTGATTTTTCCTACCGGTCGATTCTTCGACGTATTTATCACCAAGAGGGACAGTCGCTAAATAAGAAGCAGCTTCAAGTTGACGGCGGGCAGCCTGGCGAGCACCAAGTTCAGCAGGTGTGCCAACCTCTTGATACCGCTGCTCTGCGATCTTTCCGGTCTCTTCTTGAATACTGCGCAACTGACCGGCAAGATCTTGGTAGCTCTCCAGTGGGGTCGTCGATTGATACGTGGTCGGTGCCGTCGGTGATGGCATGATCACACTTGGAGGAGAAGGCCTGCTACCACCCATTGTCTTACTTAAATTTTACTTCTACACTGATTCTATCCGTGACAAACCCGTACAAATGTTGAGCTCCGATCCAACCCAGGGGTCCGAGAATGAGAATCAAGAAAAGTTCGGCATACGTAAGAGTACGCTTCATGGTCAAAAATATCCCTATATCGAAGAGTTTAGCGAGTTCTTAGCCAGTGTGTCCACTAAAGCGCTCAAATACCAACTGATGACCTCCCAACAGCGTTTAATGGCTAAGGCCCTTTGGGAGGCTACCAATTTCGGCGGCTCTAAAGAGAAGTGCATAGAGCATCTTACCAAGATATACGGACCACGGTGGCGTCAGGTCACCACGTTCGAAGAACACATGGAAGAAGAACGCGCTTACTGCGAGTATGTGCTGATTCTGGATCACATGAGGCAGTGGGACAAGCATCAAAAATTAGCTACACTTTGCGAAAGGCAGCCTAATCAATGACGGAGAACAGGGTCGAAGACTGGCTCGACATTCTTGACAAAACTGAATTTGAGCTAGACGCAGACGCTGGGAATACCTACCAGAGCTACCGGTTCGCTTCTCTGGACATCAATGAGGTGACTGTCGACAATTATAAAGACAAGCTGGTTAATTCCCTGGCGGAACAGGTTGAGATCTTTCTACCACCCTCCGGTAGCTTTGAAACACTGGATCTTCGGCGGTACCTTGAGCTCGTCTCCAGTTATGAAACCAGTACAACGGACCTGATGATGGGCCTGTCGCTGGCTGATCAAATCCGACTGACGTTCAGCGATATGAAAACCAGCACCATCTGCGACCGCTACCCGGACATTGGCTTGGCTGAGAAACGGAGGTATCGTTGCGTAGCCGAATATCTTATCCGCCAGGGGGAACTGACGAAGCTACGGGATGAGCACGGGAAACTGATTAAAAAAATTGGTAATATGCAGAAAGCTGTGGTTTTATACAAACCACTACCCAAGTTATTGGAGACTCTCAAGCGCTCTGGATTGGGACATCTCGTCAAAAAGAGTCAGGAAACCCAACCAAGCGAATCACAACAAGCGCAGTAAACTTAAACAACCGGAGAAAACCATGACTGAACGCCGTAACAAGATGATTAGCAGGCTCATGTTGTCTGCACCCAATGAAACTGAGCAAACCATGATGAAGCTTGTGGTGGAACGAATTTGCATCGACATGTGTGAATTTTTTTCCAAGTTTTACGCTTTACAAGGTCCTGGCGCAGTAATTTATATTCCGGATGCTGAGGATCCCAAAGATTCGATGTTTTATCTGCCCCTCGAAGCGTTAATGAACGCACTTAATGACTTCAATAGTCGAGATATGGAGGGGCCTGCAGACGTGATGAAGAAGGCTATTGTCCGAGCAGAAACAGTTGATCCCAGTAAGGAATCCTTGTTTATCATCCAGGACAAGGACCAAATGTCACTAATTCACTATAAACACGAAAACCCGGACAATTCGTTTCTTCGGATGTGAATACACCTCAGCAGCGGTTTTTAGTACGCGAAAAGTACTTCAGCCGAATTCGTCATATCCGTGACGATTGGGTGACTCCAGTTGAATACGTACCTTATATTGATGCCCTGCTGGGTGATATCGATTTAGATCCCTGCTCGACCCATCGGGCCAATAGCGAGTTCATCAGAGCAAAGCGGATCTATACGCTGGATGATGATGGGCTCAATATCGAGGAGCCATGGAAGGGAGTCACCTACCTGTTCCCACCAACCTACGGGCGCTGCTCTTTTAATAAGGAGCGTGGGACCTGGCGGTGGAGCCTGAAGGCTGGTCACGGCGCCAAAGCCCCGTCCGTGATCTGGTTCCGACGCCTTTATAAAGAGTGGAAGCTGCGCAATATCCCCGAGGCTTTGTTCTTCACGATTTATCCGGAAATGATGAGGGTTTGCCCGGAAATTTGGGATCTACCGATGTGTATTCCTACGGATCGGGCCAACTTGATCCATGGCGCCAGGTTTTACCGTCTGGATACACCAATTCACTGGGGGTATTTTATTTACCTACCTCCCCTTACATTTGATTTAGACCCTGTCGAAAAATTTAGAACTATTTTTTCGAATCTTGGTCGAATTATTGTGTAGCTCGGAAGGCGTTACGGAAGCTATAGCTAGCACTGCCTGGTCCGTTCACAATAAATTTATCTTCATTCCCAAGATCAGAACCATAACCAGGCTTTTGCTCCTCGCGCATTCGGCTGATGTAGCTATTTAAAAATGCTTTACCGGCTGAATTATCGAGTGCTCCTTTGCCAGCCGTGTAGCGGGCATCAACATCGTAAGTTTGGCTAAACTGTGGTTTCATGTAGGTATTCTGACAGCCCTGAACATGACTCAGTTCTTCAACACGCAAGCCCACATCGCGGTAATCTGTGACGAGGTGAAAGAGCTTCTAATTGAGAAGAATAAGAAATATGGTGATTCGGCTTTAAATCCATCACGAATCTTTAGTAAGGCAAATGCTGTCGAGCAGATCCTTGTTCGGATTGATGATAAACTAAGCAGAATAAAGTCCGGGGCTGGTCTTCTCGCTAATGACGAAGACGTGATAATGGATCTTATGGGCTACTTAGTGCTCCTTAAGATCGCCCTGAAACGCGAATCAACAACAGAAGTCGAATGCAATACGACGAATTTATAGACAATTACTCGCTGGAACTGCAGTTAATCGATGCGCTAGATCAAATCAAGGATCTATCCCCGGACGCGGCGGAGATCCTAGACCGCTGGGTTTCTCATTCCAAAGACGAAAAAAATGCTTCAGAGCATGTCCAGACGGATCCCAGCTCAGTATCTTCCCTTCCAGATACTCAATCGCCTTGATTTGATTATGGACTCCCGTGTAAGTCTCGGGTAAGTTCAACAGACAAACCTTGAGTTTGCAGTTGTGTTCCGTGAAGGTGGGAATCTCCCTGTCGGGAGCTAAAAACGTATCCAGTTCTGCCCGCCGTCGGTTGACAATTGATTCACCGCCAGAAAGCCACATCTTATTGATGTATGGACTCCACTCACGAATGATCTCTTTTTTGCTGGCGTGAGAGTTAATCAGAGCCAGCAGGCGCGATTCCTTAAAGCCCGTCACTCCTAAGTTGTGTGCGAATGACATGATGGCCGCCTTTCGGTTCTTATTTAAAGGCACAAAAATATACGGTTCGATCTGTTTGGTAAATTCTTTTAGATCCTCAATCAGCTGCTCTTCAATCTGTTTTCGGGTCGCGACTTCGTGGTATCCAACCCAGTGCTTGTTTATTTTCTTGCTACCGTATCCAATGCGCCAGATGTCCTCTCCGTATTCTTTGTATGAACCAAAACGCCCCATACCTAAATTGGTACGGGGCTGCGTGTGGCGTTTAATTAGTTCAACTCCTTTCGGAGTGAGCAGCGGGTACTCACTCCAATCTTCAGTATTCTTACGGGACGACGACGCTGCCAGTGTAGGAAACTTCAGAATAGCCATCCAAAGTTAGCAGCACCACGTAGTCTTTGGCAGCGTTGGTCACAGTAACGGCCACAGCGCCCTTACCAGAACCGTTCTTCACGATATTGCTGTACTTGGTGTAGCCAGTCGGAGCATTACCAGCGGTGTACGCGTCCTCTTGGAAGATCTCCATCGTGTTAATGCCGCTGGTTTTATCCAGCTTGACGATGATGTCGCCAGTGTTGCCGGGGTTCACCCGGAATCCACGGATGTTCAGACCACCAGTGGAACCGGCAGAGGTGTTGCCCAGATAGGTGACGTCGGAACCGCTGTCAACTTGGAACGTGTCGAGGGTACCTTTGATCGTGCGGGTGGCCATGGTGGTTAGGAAATCTGTCCGAGCGTGGAGTAGTTGAAATTGATATCGGCGTCGATGCCGTGGTCTTTCAAGATGCCCAGGAACATTTGACGGTCCAGGGCTTTCTGGTGGAGCATCTCGATGAAAGCCTCTTCCAATTCGTCCCGGTCCAGGTTTTGAATGGCTAGGGCGGCAGCGTGGATTGAAAACTCCACGTCCATCGGAAGATCTACGGCATCCATGGGTGATCTAAACCTTACAGATATCCTAACAGCGCTGAATTAATCGTCAATCACACGCGGTACGGGGGTTCATCCAGGGGTTTGGTGCGTTGATCCGTCGTAAATGACGGCAGGTCAACACCCTCCTCAAAAACGGCCGGAACCAGCTCTGCTAAATGCTCGGTGACGTAATTTTTTAAGTGTTCGTGGGGAGTTGGATTCATGGCTCTCGATCTCTTGTCCCAAAATAATCGTCGTTAAGCTGTAGATGCTTCCAAAAACCAAGCCAAAGGTTAAGATAACAACTTCCACTTGAAAAACAATGGCTTAACTAATACATTGTACAGACGACAAACCGACCAATGATCAGCAACCAACTCGTCGCGGAATTTATGAAATCAGCGGTTGGTGGCGTGAGCAGGACGCAACTGATTAGGACCATGAGGGAGCGCCATGGACTGGGGGATGGCGAAATTGATCAGGTCATCCACCTGTGCTCATTTAGAAGTCGGCCGTCCAACATTAATTACAAAAATTTCTACGGCGCCAAGATCACCAAAACGGGGAATCGGATTTTTTATCCGTTTACTCAAATTTATACTTACGACAACATTTTAACCAAAGATGAATGTGAGGCCTTGATAAGGCTCATTGATACTCGCTTGAGACCTTCAACTGTCTCCGATGACGCAGATTCATGCTTGGTTTCAGACTACAGAACTAGCCAAACCTCAGACCTGCACTACTTTGACGACCCTCTTTACCTGGAGCTAGACAGGAAAATTGTAGACACTTTAGGGCTCTATAGTTTTCTCGGTGAGATTATGCAAGCACAAAAATATGAGCCTGGTCAATACTATAAAGAGCACTGGGACTTCTTCATGCCCACCACAAAGGAATACAAAATTTACTGCGAATGGATGGGGCAGCGAACTTGGACCGCTATGGTCTATCTCAATGATGTTGAAGAGGGTGGTGAAACGTATTTCAAGCACCTAAATCTTCATGTAAAGCCCAAACAGGGAATGCTGGTCGTCTGGAATAATCTCTATAAAAATGGACTACCCAATCTAAAAACTATGCATGAGGCGTGCCCGCCCCTCAGTGGAAACAAATATGTAATTACTAAGTGGTTCCGCAGCTGGAGTTTAATTTAGTTAGCGGCAATACTAAATTTAACGACGGCATCCGTGCCGCCGGTTTCGTGATAAAAATTAGCGCGTAAATGACCAACCGGAAATCCGTTAACGTAATAGAGATAAGTTCCGTTCTCAATAATTGTGTTTGAGATTAGCGGACCATAATTAATACCATCAATGCTGCCATCAAGGCGTACCACAACAGAAGTGTTGATGTTGGTTACGGTCGCACTCAGCGTGTAGTTGCGGGTCGACAGGTAATTGGCCACCAATACGTCGATTGTATCGGTCAAACCGGGGGCTGTAAGCTCAGGAAAGTTCTGTACCAGCGTCTGCTGGTAACCCTCAAAGAAACCCATGGGTTAAACCAATTTTGCTTATTCTAAGCGTCCAGGTTGGCTTTGAGAAGCCACTGGAACTTCTTGTGGACCCGCCCACGCTCAACGGCCAAGTCAAGCGTCAGTTGATCGCCAAGGGTCTCAGCCATAGCTGCTAAATCCTGGAAGCGGTCAGCCAGCGCGTTTTGATTGGCGGCCAACTGGCTGATGATCACCTCTTGCTTGAAGCAGTCTTCCAGAGGGACGGCGGGGAGATTGGAATAGGTTAGGTCTTCGACGGTCTTAGGCGTCGCAATGTCCAGAGAGCGGATATGTTCCGCGATTACGTCGAGAGCTTCCTGCATCTCTTCGTAAATCATTTGAGTCAGCGTATGGATTTGGTAAAACTTGCTACCCATCAAACCCCAATGGACAAGCAGGGTTTGCTGATACAGGTGCATCGAATCGCGCAGGCACTGAACCAAGTGGGAGTAGCAGGCGCTCGTCTTGTTTGTTTGGGGTTTTGCCATGGGTTTTACCACTTAACTTTGTCGGCCCAATATGCGGCTGAGCCTTTACCTTTTGCGATATTTTTTGCGTGCCTAGCCTTAAAACTAGCACGTTTTTTCTTCATTCTTTCCGATTCACCTTCTTTAGGTTTACCAGCCGTTTCAGCTCCTTGTTCACCGAATCTAATTATCTTTTCTCCTCCAGGTACATCATCACCACACGCTCGAACAACGTGTGATTTTGTTGGATGATCTGGTGTTCGTACGGGCTTGTTACATTTTAGCCGTTCAACAGCCAGCCGCTTAGCCTTCGCTCGGTCAGCCATGATCAAACAATAATCTCTCGATTCATCGCTTTAGTTTTAATATCAGTTGCCTCTTCTCCTTGCGCCAAGCGCTGGAAACCTGAAGGGATTCGCGCACGCTGAAGCTCCTGAATGGCTTTTTCTACGTAGCCATCCAGAAACTCTTTTCCGTTAGGTCGCGACCCAGCCGATGTAGAAATCATTGGAGATGTAAGGAACCGCCTGTTCCGTCGATGGGAGCTTGATGGAACAAGGTTTTTGCTCCATCCATTTATTTAGTTTATCAAGTCTTTTCTCGCAATAAATTGGTAAATCTGGAGTAAACCAAACGTTGACTAACGTACTGGCTTTGGATCGATTGCAGTTTGAACAGGCTGCGGCCATGTTCCAGCGAACATTTTGACCGCCCTTGTGTTTGGGGATAATGTGATCGATTGTGGCTGTATGTTCACTGAGTTGTTTATCGCAATAAGCACAGCGCCATCCCCAGGCTTCAAAGATGTGCTGCCTAAATTTGCGACGCGCAAGTTTCGGAGTTAAAACAACGAGATTGACCAGGAGATCATCTTCGCAGTTGAACATGGATTGTCACGAACCCATGACAGAAATGTAGAGTGCAAACATCTACATTTTGAGCTATGCTGCCCTGGCAAGGGAACGTAGCCCAATCGGAAGCAGGCAAGCGACTTAAAATCGCTACAGTGTGGGTTCAAATCCCACCGTTCCTACTACGGGGTGTAGCTCAGCTTGATTAGAGCGGTCGCTTTGGGAGCGACAGGCCGAAGGTTTGAATCCTTCCACTCCGATTATGAGGCGTGTTCAATTGCGTGGCAGTTGGCGCACAAAACAATGCACTTCGCGGCCTCTTTCTGGATCGTATCGATTCCAGCTCCGTTTGAGACTAGGTCGGCAATATTGGCTTCTTTATTACCGTCGTGGTGATGGAAGTGGAGGGCTCGATGGTCGTCAAAGCCACACTTGGAGCAGGTTAACGTTTTCTTCCACTCAACAAAAATGGCGCGAATGACAAGCCTCCGCTCGTTCACGTTCTTCCCGTGGCAACTGCGGCAAATATGGCGGTAATACGATTTCCCTCCCTTCACTCCGGCATTGGCGAAATTCTTGATGTCGAAGGTCTCTAAACAGCTTTTACACTGTCGCGTATGGCTATTAGACACCGATGCCGTTAATTTTGTTGCAATGTATCAGCTACACACCGATCTGCAACATCAGTCGGTCAAACCAATATTCCGAAGGAAGGCTTCCTCTTCATCCTCGGCTGGATCATAGTCAGCATCCTCGAGGAGGCGGAGAGTGAAGTGGTGCATCCGATCCGAAACCCAACGGAGGTCCTCGTCGGAAACGTTGCAGACAATGGCGTTTAAGCGTAACTCCCGGGACGGTTCACGCAAATAATCAGCGATCAGCTCAAGGGCTCGATATCGTCCTCGGTTTAGTTCGCCCAACATGTCAATCCATCACTGCTGCCAAACTGGCTGCGTCATCCTGTTCGATTTTTTTCTTAAGGATATCTAAAATTTCAAGGGCGCCTTGGACTTTAAGGTACCCCTCTTTAGTGGTAATGAGCGAGGACTCGGCGGCGCGAATGTCTTTGGCCAAGCTTTCCTGCTGAGCCCGCAGACCCTTTTCAAGTTCAGTGATTGAGTCGATCATGCGTCTTCAAATCTGCAATCAAAGTATACAAGCAGCTTCACTTTAAACGTTTAAAGTCGTACCAACACCAGCCAGAGCCTCCCCCACCAACAAAAAATCGGGGGTTTAAGTTCTTGAAGCTGTAGCGAACATTGCGACCGTCAACGGCACCGGTTGAAGCCCAGCCGCCGTTCACCAGGTCCTGTTCACCGTAGGGGTCTTGGACTAGCCAATAATCCCGGCCATAACCAGTAATAACCACAAAGTGGCCGCCACCAGAAGGGTCAGAAACAGTTCCATGATGAAGAATGCCGGCAACAACAGGGAGGCCCGAGTCAATTTGTTTTTTAACGTCATCCGAGTCTGCAGTTTGAGTAAACTTAGCGGATACACCTAACTCTGCCAAGGCTTTAAAATGAGGGTTGCGATAAATGGTGTCTCCGTACTTATTAACGATCTTCAAGTAGTCAGTATCGTCGTTAATACCGGGCGTATCTAAGTACTTCAGACACATTGCAATACTGCTCGTCTGACACTGGCGCCAGCCTTCAGGGCCGTTATCCTTTTGATGAAAGTATGGGAAGTTACGGAGATAACGGAGATCACCGTCAATCGCGTAAGGATGGATCGTTGTCTTAGTGACAAGTCCGTCCCAGTGATCGTCGTAGATCCACCACTTACCAAGCCCGAAGCCCATTTCTACGTAGCTATGCTTGTCCTTACGATCAATAACAAAGCAATTTCGAATTGTTCTGCCTTTGTAAATATTGGCTTTTTCGTCACGACCTAACTCGACGGAAGGAACGAGTCGTTTTTTGAGCCAGGTATTAAATTTAGAAGTTATATCAATTAATCCAACCTTTACTTTCGGGGCTTCGCTGCAAAATAATTCAACCTCTGCGGAACGGCGGCGGCTCAAGCCCTCAAGGACTTTTCCGTCACCTTTATTCCACCTTGGCAGCTCTTCGGCAGCGACAATATTAGGGTTTTCTCCATTATTAAGACGTTTAACTAACGTTGAACCTTTAAAAGCCTGGGTTCCGACGTTAAAACAGAAGGAGACAAGTGCATCAAATTGATTTTGATTTAAATCAATGGTGACGTAATTTAATACTGCTTGCTCGAATTTAATGAGATCTTGCTTGAGAAGTGCGTCGGCTTCTTTCTCGGTGATTTTTGTTCCAGCAAGCACGTTTCCGGTGTGACCGTAGCCAATGGTAAGTACACCGACAGGACAGAGGTAGCTGGTGAGGCTTAGTCCCTCGAAAGATTTAATTAATTTGATGCCAGTGGGCGAAATTTTCACAATACTGATACCTGCTTACACTAAAGTAGCAGATCTATTCAGCGTTGCGAGATAAACTGATTAACGTCGTTAAGACGCCCATCATTACAGCAATAGTTCGCGAATCGACGTCGGTGCAGCCCATTGGAGCCGGATCTATTTTGTCGCCTTCTGGAGTGCCTACGTACCTTGCGTACCAAGGCCAGATTGTAGGCAGCACGTAAAATCTACAGGCTGCCCACTGGAAAGTTGATACAACCATGATGGCTGCAGCGGTCCCGACAATTGATCGCCAGAGCCAGTTGGTCATCTACGGTTAGTGAGTAGGACTACGACGCCTCAAGGGCTGCAACTTTGGCTTCCAGAGCCTCGATGCGCCCGATTGCTTCCTGCAGCGCAGCGGTCAGCAGCGGCACCAGCTTCGATTGGTCGATGCCCTGGTAGACGGGGTATCCTTCTTCGTCTACTTCGTCTTTGGTTCCTATGACGCACTCAGGAACGATCTCCTGGGCTTCGTGGGCAAGAAAACCGTCTACAACATTGTCCGGGTCCGCAATGAAGTTAAAGCGGTGAACTGGGATCTGTTGAAGTCGATCAATGGCGCCAGTCAGGGGGATGATGTTTTCTTTGAGGCGATAGTCGGATGAAGTCGCATACGCCGTTGCTGTCGTCGTGGTGTTTATGTTTCCAACTTGTACACCGTTCGAGAAGAATCTGAAATGTTGGCCGCCAGACGAAGCAGACGTATCGTTGCTGCAGAAAGCAGAATTAGTGCTTGCGCTGAAAGCAACGTTGATAAAAGGAGCCCCGCTTAAAACAGATGTTGAATTTACAAGGATTGCTCCACTATTTGTAATCCTCATCCGCTCCGTCGGGCTGCTCGCTCCGTCGGCGGTAGTGGAGAACACTAGGCGCCCCGGCATGTCGTTAGCGCCAGGGGTGCCGTCTACAAATGCCGTTATCTCGGCAAGCGCTACAAACTCTGTACCATCGTTACCCTGAAAAGATATGGAACCAACAGCATTGGTGTTTGCAACAACAGTATTGTTTCCAATCGCAGTGCCGCCGCTACGTCCAAGAACAAGCACGGGCTGATCAAACTGTTCTGCAGTCGATCTATTTGAGACTAAAGACAGGCTGGAGCTTACAGAAGTGGTGCCTTCTAATTGAATTGATGTTGCAAAAGTGGTATTAAAGAAATTGCTACGCGCAGTAGACGTGCCAACTAACAGGCGTCCCGAGCTGTCGATGCGGGCGCGTTCGGAGGCGTTGGTCGTAAACGCAACGTGCGACGTGTTTATGTCGAGCTTGCACGTAGAATTTGCAGAAACATCAAGCGGGAACTTAGCGTTAGTGACATCGTAGAGATACCACTTCCCTCCACTCACGACATTGCTGCGCCATGTCTGCGCGCCTGTGACCCATTCCAGTTGACTGTCCTCAGTTGAACTTAGTCGCAGTTTGCCATTTACGTCTAGCGATGCCCCTGGGCTAGTAGTGCCAATCCCTACGTTGCCTGAACTATTAACAAACAACCGCCCCTGGCTATTAGTTGAGATAGCTACATTATTTGCCGAAGGAAGATAAACCCCGTTAGTGGGGACAGTACTGCTGGTGGGAATAAAACTCGGCGCCGTTAAAGAAGTAGTTGCTAATATTGCAGCCTGAACCGAATTACTTGAGAACGAAACAACACCAGATCCGCTGCGATAGAATCCAGTGTCCGTATCCTGGTCAAAAGTAATGCTGGGAACTGCAGCACTACCATCTGGATATGTAGCACCTGCATTGACGTAATCAGCGCCAGCAAGAATTACACCAAAAAAATCAGCACCAGTTGCTGGAGCCGAACTAAAAACAATATTGCCGCCACTAAGACGAAAACCTTCAGCACCGGTATCGTCAGGTCGTTGAAGAACACCTGCAACGGAAATAAGACACTGTTGCGAGTTTAACGGTAGCGGTACAGGAGCTGCACCACTAACAAGGAGAGCGAAGGATGTGGTAGAACCATTGAAGGACCCACTGATGTCGTCAATGTTGACATAAGTGGGATAAGCAACCTTTAGGTCATTACCAAGATAGGCCACAGCGTCTCTTTATTAACTCAATTATGTTTATTCTACTGGAGTGCTGTTTGGACCGTCAGTAAATGGTTGTTTTGGCCAGACCACAGATTCTGGACCAGCTTTAGCAAAGGTTTGAGGAAGATCACGCAGAATCTGACGGTACGCAGCCCACTGTGCTTGATCGACTGAAGCATCCGGAGTCATGGTCCAGTCTGTGTCACGGATGATTTGATCACGTTTTTCGCGGATTGAATCCCAGGTGACGGGGGCTACGGGTGCAGGCTCGGGGGTGTTGCCGGCTTCCAGCCACTCCAGGTAGGCCTGGTAGTCGGTGTTGGCGGGGTCGAAGGGGATGGAGATCGTGCTGCCATCAGTTCCTTGTTTAAGCAATGACTGCAGTTGGTCATTGTGTGAAATGAGCTGGTACATAATTAAAGCTCCGAGGAAAACGTAAGCGACCAAGTGGTGCTGTTATTAACTCTTACGCACGATAAAGCGCCGAATCCAGTAAATGCTCCACTCGATGGAGTGAAAACGGTAAGTCCGTAGGATCTATTTCCAGCATCACTAGAAAGCGCAACGGAAGTTCCAGAAGGCGACGTTGGTGAGTTGTTAATAATTTCCTGCCAATTTATGTTTGCAGCAAGAGACGGTGTTGATCTCATTTCGACGGGGTAGGGGATGTTTGTTACGGTTGTGCTTGAACCAGCTGTATAACCAGTCGGGAACCTGAAATAAGCCTCTCCCGCGCTGTAAGTACGCATCACATAGGCATACCGCTGACAGAGCTGAAGCTCCTGCCCGTAGCTCCTGCGCTCAAAGGCGGTTGCCGAGGAGCCTGCTTCTAATTGGACATCCCCAATTGTCCATGTGCCAGAAGTTTGCGCCCCTACTGTAAATACAATTTCAATTCCAGTAGTGGCTGCAGCAGGTATGCTGATGCTCGCACTGTAACGAGTGACCGTGCTAGTAACGGTAAACGTTCCGGTAGCAATCTGCGTTCGCGTAGGACTGGCTAATGTTCCAAACGTATCTGCGGTGTTGGCATAAAAAGCCGTCCAAGTGACAGACGTAAGAAGAGAGTTGGCGAGGTCAACGCTCAGTGTTGCTGTGGTTGTATTAAGGTCGTAGCTGTTTAACTGTTCAATTCGTTGCGCAAAACCAATTGCCGTTACGCTAGAGGCGCCAGTAAATCGATAACGATATTGATCTGCTCCGGTGCCTGCTACTCTTTGGCCTGTAACATTGGCGCCAGTGCAGTACCCGTACCAACGATCTACAGCATAAGCAAGCGCAGCACCTGCGGTAAAGGTTTGAGAGGCCCCAGCATTCCGCTGGTCCACCGCCATTGCGCCGTTAATGATTTTATTTTTAAACGGACCTGTCTGAGAAAAAACGTTACCAGTTGTGGAGTTACTGGATGCACCAGATCCACTGAGGCCACTTGTTTCAACCTGTGTTAATGGCATTATCTTGACCTCCTATCAGGTTTGCTCAAGGTAGCTGACGGCAATGTCCAAAGCAGTGGCTGTATCGGCGCGAGCCCTCAGTACATCACTGGACTCCATGATGATCTTGTTGCCGCTGATGATCTCAAGGGAAGAGCCGGCAGGAACTGGAGCATTACGGATCAAATAAACATCATCACCAGTATTAGTTACTAAATAAACATCAACGTTGGCACTGCTTCCGGTTTTGTTTGAAACCATGGCACTCAGCAGAATGAGGGTCGCAGATGCACCTGCACTTAATACGTTGGTCGTCGAAAGACTGACCGCGTCTGTAACCAAGCTAGATTTGGTGTCAATCTTAAAGGTA